GAGTCGTAGGCGGGGAACACCACCGGGCCGAGCTCGTACAGCTGCACTTCCTGGATGGAGCGCTGCAGCCCTTCGACGCCGGCCCACAGGAAGTCGTCGACCTGTTCGGCCTTCAGCTTCTTGCCTTCGGCGTCGCGCCACTCCTCACGCACCACGGAGAACCGGAACGACATGCCGTCGATGGCGCCGCCCTCGATCGCCTGCCGGATCGGCTCGACCTTCGCGTTGTCGTACAGCCGGGCCCGCACGAACAGGCCGGTGTCGTCCTCGTTCAGGTCCTCGATCGTGCCGATCGGGATCGTGCCCGTGGCGGGATCGTGCCCGTGGTCGAACTGCAACACCGGCGTCTTCGCGCGCAGCGTCTTGCGGAACGCGCCGGGCGCGATCGTCTCGTCCCACGACCCGATCCAGTCCTGGATGCGGGTCGGGGTGTTGAAGACAGCGGCGTACCCGGTGAGGGTGCGGCCGTCTCCGACCGGTTCGGTGGCGCGGAACTCGACCGCGCGGAACTCGGGCCCGTTCATGCGCCTTCTCCTTCGGTTGGCTGCGGTGACCCTGCTTGAGGCTCTCCCGGCTTCTGCAGCTGAACACTGAACAGCCCGGAGTGCTTGAGAACGTTCCAGTCGTTGGCGCGCATCGCGGCGACGACCGTGTCGGCTTCGAAACCGGCGTCGAGCAGGGTGCGGATCGTGCGGGACTGCAAACCCTGGATCTCGGCGGCGTCGCGGCCGTCCTCACGCAGCAGCGGAATGTCGGTGGTGTCGAACCACAGTTCGGCGTCGTTCGGGACGTCGATGATCGACGACAGGCACGCGGCGAGATCCTGCAGCGACGGATACACCCACAGGTCCCCGAAGGTTCTGCGGGCGGCACCGAAGTTGCCGGCGTTCAGGCTCGACCCCTGCAGCCCCTCACTGATCCCCAGGATCGCCGCCGGCACCCGCGACAGGACACTGATCCGTGTCTCGCCCGAGCCCTGGACGGCGTGGAAGTCGATGTCCTTCAGGTTCGCGCCGATCGGCCGCGCGTCCGCGCCCGCCGTCAGGTACAGGGTGCGGAACGCGTTCCTCGCCCCGGCGTGGTTCGCCTCGATGCCGGCGACGAGTTCCTCGAACTGCGCCCTCGTCTGCGCCGGGATACCGGTCACGACCAGGTTCGGGGTCGCGGCGTTGGTGAAGTACTTCGCCTTGTGCTCGGTCGCTGCCCGGTCGGCCTGCATGTCCACGATGCCGGGCGTCAGCCACGACATGCCCCGCGCCGGGTTCTCCGGGTCCGGGATCGGCGACCAGTGCGCCACCTCGCTCGGCAGCAGCGACTGCATCTTCCCCCAGCCGGAGGTGAGACCGCCCTGCCGGTACAGGTAGCCGACGATCTCCGCATCCAGCGCCTCGGCCGGGTGCTCCGGCTCCATCTGCGACCCGTACACGATGCCGACCCAATCCGGGTTCAGCAGTCGCAGTCGGGTCCTGCCGCGCTCGGACCGTTTCACCACGAACGCGTTCCCGGTCAGGCCGGCGTGCCACTCCATCCGCGACAGCAGCTCGCCGGTGGTGGCGTTCTGCCACGGCTGCTCCAGCGGCGCCAAGGCGGTCGTGCCGAAGATCTTGCGGGGTGTGGGCGAGGTCCGGCGGTTGCGGAACACGAACCGGGCCTGCGACAGCACGAACGCCCGCAGCATCTGCGCAGCGAACGCCGGCGGCGCCTGCCGCAACTGCCGCATGTACGCCGACAGCGAGTTCGAGATCTGCTGAACCTGCTGCCCGTCGTAGTACGTCTGCAGCCCGGGCATGTAGGACTGGCCGTTGAACGAGAATGTCGTCAGGTCGCTGATCCAGTCGTCGACGCTGTAGCGCTTCTCGACCGACCGCGCCGCGTGGATCCTATCGAGCAGGCCCATTACCCCTCGCGTCCTTCCAGCCGACCTTCACAGCCGTGCCGATCCACGCGAGGACGAACCACAGACCGGTGAACGCCTTCGCCACCAGCCAGCCCAGCCCGTACAGCAGCCCCGCGACCACCGTCAGAACCGTCACCCAGAACCTGACGTTGCGGGCCTCGTCGGTGATGCGGCCAACGGGTACGTGATCCAGTAGCTGGGTCATTGCCGCCTCCTCGCTATTTCCAGGCGCCGAAGAACGGCTGTGGTTGCTCAACTGCCTGACTCGCCCGATCCAGTGCCATCACGGCCGCCACGGCCAGGTCGATCTTTCGCGGCGAGTTCTTCGAGTCCTTCGCCAGCCGTGACCCGCGCTGGTCGACCTTCAGGACACAGTTGCCGAGATGCCGCGCCAGCCTCGGGTCACCCGAATGGGTGACGGTCCTGTTCAGCACCGCCTCGTAGAACCGCTGCGTCGCCGGCACCATCCGCTGCGGCGATTGCGGGAACTCAACAACCGGCAGCCCCTCGTCCTCGAGGATCTGGTAGGTGCGCGCCCACCTGAACGGGTCGCACACGATCTCCCGCACCTGCCACCTGCGGCAGGCTTGACGGATCGCGTCCTCGACCTCGACGATCGGGACCCGCCACCCGTCGCCCTCGGTCTGCGGTTTCTCCCAGCACTCCACCACGTCGACATGCGGCTTCTCGCCGTCAGCGACCACGACCAGCGCCGTCGAGTCGTTCGAGAACGAACCGTCGAACCCGAGCACCACCTCCGCGCCCGCCGGGATCACCCGGGGCTCCTCGCAGGCATCCCAGGCACCCGCCGGCAGCCACGTGTGCGCCGCCGACACCCACTGGTTGCAGCGCTTCGTGCGGAACTCCGCCTCCGGGGTGCGCAGCACCGACGACGCGAAATCCTCAGCCGCCACCAGGTCGTCGAACCCCGGGTTGGCCTGGCGCCACGTCGACTCCAGCCGGTGATCCGCGTCCGGGTCGGACGGCTCGAACCACGCCATGAAGAACGACGGATCCTCGATCTCACCCGAGGCCACCCGCTGCCCGTACTGGTACAGGCTGTAGCACAGCGAGTCCTGGCCGGTCGGGTCCGTCTTCACCCCGGCCGTCGTGATACCCACCATCAACGGTTCACGTCTCGCGCCCATCGCGAGCGCCATCACGTCCCACAGTTCACGGTTCGGCTGGGCATGCACCTCGTCGAACACCACCAGGTGCGGGTTCAGGCCTTCCTTCGTGAACGCCTCCGCCGACAGCACCCGGTACACCGAGCCCGTCGCCGGGTACTCGATCACGTCCCGGTACAGCTTCAGCAGCCCCGACAGCTCCGGGTCCAGCTCCACCATGCGGCGGGCCGTGCCGAACACGATCCGCGCCTGCTCCTTGTCCGCGGCACACGAGTACACCTCGCCGCCCTGCGGCCCCAGCACCAACCCGCCCACACCCAGCACGGCGCCGTCGGCGGACTTGCCGTTCTTGCGCGCCAGCCCCACCAGCGCCTGCCGGTGCCGTAGCCGGCCGTCCGCGCGCCTGGCGAGAATGTGACGGTGCAGCATCCGCTGCCACGGCCGGAACTGCAGCAACTGCCCTGCCGGCGCCGCCACCGAATCCTTCGTGACTCGGCAGAACTTCTCACCGAACTCCGTGAACAGATCCCCGTCGCCGCGGTCCAGATCCTCCCGCGGAACCGGCGTCAGCCACCGCGGCGGCCACGACTCAACCGCGACGCTTCGCGAGGAGCTCCTCGAGCGCTGAGGCACGTTTGACCTCCGCAACTCCGAGACGGGCACGAGCAGTCGGGTCGAACCCGAGCCGGGACAACGCCGACGCCAACGCGTCGTCGAAGTTCTTCACCATCCGGCCGTCGGACGGATCCGTCGTCGCCCGGTAACGAGCACGCGCAGCCGCCAGGTCATCGGCCAGCCGGCACGCCTGCTCCACCGCCTCCATGTCCGAATCCGGCGACAGCCACGTGATCGCGGCGCCCCAGGCCCGCTCCCACAACCGACGGCCGTCCAGCAGCAGATCCGCGGGCGGCTCCGGTACACCGGTGGCCATCGGCAGCGCCACCACAACCTCCGGCAGTGGGCGGCCGTCAGCCTTCTTCGTGCCGTTCGCCCGGCCCACCAACCGGTGGTGCTCAGCAGGCTTCGGGGGTCGACCACGCTGCGTCATGCATGGAACCTCCGAAATCTACTGAGCGTCACATTTCATGCAGG